AGTTGTGCGCGTGAAATAGCCATTGGTCAGTCTCCTATACGCCTGTGGCGTTCAAATAGGAATGATTAGAAGCTGACCCGCTAGAAGCAGCGTTAAACTTCACGATTACATCTGGATAAGTATCACTTGCCGTAGTGCCTTTCGGCGGCAAGCTCTTTGGGCCATCGACAAAATCAATAATGCGAAGAGGCAGCGTATTCGTTGTAGCAGGAGTGCTGCCATCAAGCGCGTTTTTGGACTTACCGAAAGTAGTATTGCCAGCCGTAACGACCACAGACGCATTAAGACCGCGATCTGTAGTGTTTAGTGCTTCGTCGGACTGCATTTGAAATACCACAAAAGGATCGTCCAGCACATACGCCATCGCATCAGTGGCCGCATTGGATGCGGGCCAATAATTAGAAAATGTCTTCTGGTTGGTCGTCGGATCCGTATACGAACAACCGAGGAAAATCCCGACTGTGGTCAGGGCGGTAGTACCAGTATCCTTCGCGATGGTACCATCCGACGCGACCTTACAAAAATCACCATTTGAAATCTGTGTATTATAAGTGGTGATAATCGGAAGATTTCTAGTCTTGCTTGTAAACGAACCAGAGGAACTTAGAGTTCCAATCGGCCTGGCCCCGTACGGTGTTGCCGTAGTAGCCATGATATTTTTTCCTACATTGCTGGTGAGGTAACCTCAGCGTCTACCACCGCCAAAGGTCACACGAGTTTTACGATCAGGCGGGAGAACAGGCATTCGAGGATCGCTTTCCCGCATATAGCTGTTATCGACGGCTTGCATCTGTGAGGCAGCGTGCCTCTCGTAATACTCACGCCTCTTACTCACACTTTCCTCAGATTGTTTGCAGAGCAATAGCCCACCGAGTTCGATTCCTCCTCTCTCTCCCCACTCCGATTTATGATCGCTCACAATCTGGAGTTCTGGATGATCTTCAGATTTAACAGGTTCCCATCCTTCACGAAATTTCTTGGAAACATTCGTGTTGTCGGGACTGCCAACCATAGATGTCCGTACCCACCTGAACACCCAACCATCTTGAGGATCGGGATCCGGAAGAACCGATGCAGGTTCCCACGAAGTATCACGAGCCTCGTCTTCACGAGTCTCTATCTTCCTGGGCTTCCTGGGGGCGCGTTCGTCAGCCATCAGGCCATCTCCTTGATTAGCTGTGCCGCATACTGCTGTGGCGTTATACCCAGGCGTTCCGCGAGTTTAACCTGAGTCTGCGTCAGCGTAACCCTATGCGATGGCGCACCGTTATTCCTAGATGCCGGTGCAACCACGGGATTCGCCCTGCGGCGAGATGCGGCATCAACGACGACGGTGTTATCAGATTGCGTCGGGCTGCTACCGAAGTGCGTAGGAAAAACTTCTTTCATACGATTATCTATCAACTTATAATACTCATCAGAATCTGGGTCAATACCTTCTTCTCCTCCAAGACACGGCCCTAGAATCGGGTTCCGGTATCGGTTCGGGCACATATTGCTGAGAAGCCTCGCCTGCCAACTTTTGATCCTGGGCGAGCACGTTACGCTTCCAATTATCAATAATTTTCTGCGAAACGGACGGTGCATAAGCTTGGGCAAGCTGCGCGTTGGTCAAATCCTTCTGCGTTTTTGCAATTTCTCCCGCATCGCCGGATTCATGCGCCTGTTTGAAAGCTTCTTCGGCAAGGGTGAGCGCAGCAGTAGCACGATGCTTGGCCTGATCCGTTAAAGCCTGCTGGGAATCCTGAACAAGCTGTACGAGACGCTGATTTTCGGTTTGCAGCCCCTGCGTATAGTTGATAGCCTCATTTGCAAGCTTATCGGAAGCTTCTTTGGCTCTACGTTCCTCGTGATATTCCCATTTCAGCTTTTTAATGCGTTTTTGGGCACGATTTCCCAATTGTGAAAGCTCTTGATCGGTCGCAGTGCCATCATCTTGCGCTGTTTCAGCCGCAGAAGCCCTCTGATCCTCTTCCGGGCGATCATCTACAACTTCAACGTTCAATTCTTGCGATTCAGGAACGTCGATAGTGGTTCTGACGCCTAAAAACTTGTCTTCTTCGCTCATCCTGCTGATTTCGTCAGCCATTATGCTCTTTCTACCCCCCTTGGATCTTCTACAACCGCTTCGACAGTATCATCGTTGATTAAACGAAATTCTTTACCATGAATTTTGATTCTGGTACCGCTGAACGCTCGAAAAACGACCCAATCCCCCACCTGACAGTACGGCCCACTGGGAAATCTGGCATAATTTGCGTAAGCATCCGATCCCATGCTCATAACCCAGCCCACAATAGTCGCAACGGACTCTTCATGTCTCGAATCTTCTGATCTTATAATGCCCCCATCGGTCATTTCATCAACTTCGGGGAGTGCGATCAACAGTTTATAGCCCTTAGGCTCCGGCAACTGAGATGCGAAATTGAGATTTTCCTCATTTTCCTCAATTTCGGGTTCTATATCCTCATCTATAACAGCTTCCGCAGAGGAAATATCGGTCATTTCTTTCTACCCCTCCCTTTGGCACCCATCTCGGCAAACTTTTTCGGCCCATATTTCTTGCGACCTATTGCTGCCGCAACTGCACCTGGATCTTTAACCTTTCCCTTTAACTTCTTTTTCAATTTAGCAAATCTACCACCACCACCGGGCTTCATAGATTTTGCCATGATCAAGACTCCCTGAGCTTTGTCTCTATATCAATAACCTCACATTCTACCCATGCCAAACCTTCAATAGTGCCACACACCTTACGATATTCTTCCATATTCTGGGCAGAACCCATCGCCAGATGATCAGCAAGCTCATTCATCTGAATTCTGATTTTCTTTTTAAGTAAGGACAAAACATCCTCAGGCACCCTTCTTCTCCTTATCCTTTCTCAAATCCTCGTCCGTATCCTTGCCTAGATCACGACCTAACTTGAATCCCTCCAACTGAGTTTCTATATCTATCTTCTGTTGATCAGACTGAGTTTTCGCGATCAATTCCTGTTCGTCCAACGCCAACTCGGCAGCGTCCGTGCGCTCCTTACTCGCCAACTTCTGGCGCTCCAACTCAAGTTCCGCCGCATCCTGCTGCTGACTAGCCGCGAGTTTCTCTTTCTCAAGCTGCTGCTTGGCAGCATCGGCCTGCTGCTTTCTCTGGGCTTCCTGTTCCTGGATAGCGAGTTCGCGTTCGCGCTGTTTGACGATTGGATCCTGCTGCTGTTTGGCCTGTTGCTCTGCCTGGGCCTTCTGCTGTTTCTTGCCCAGCATCTGATCGGCGGCATCGGCAACCAGAACACTCAATCTTCTCTCCACGTTTTCCGGCAGCTTCTCATTGGTCGGCGGCAACGGAACACCGAGTTCCTCTTCGATCTGTCTGCGGAAGACAAATGCCAGATGTTCACGGATATGAGCGTCCATGGCACCACCGATTGCCCCACCATTCGGACTATTCTGTACCTGCTGAGTAATATCCGGGTCATTCTTAATCGCCATATGAACACGCATATGTGCGTCATGATCCTGATATTCAAACGCCTTGACGGGACCGAGGGTGAGCATATCCTGATTCTCGCTGACGGGATCCTTCGGAAGCACGTCGTCCTTGTCCGGAACGACCTTATCAGCATTAGGGATACCAATAAGCTCCATCATCTGCCTATGCAGAAGTGGCATATCATATAGATCAGGAGACTGGGCTGCCAGTTGCAACGCAGCCTGATACTGCATGATTCGTTGTGCCATGCTGGACGCATTGGGATCCGACACGGGAACGACATCAATGCGATCATCGAAATCTTCTAGCTTGATATCCTCTCCCTCGTCCGTCTCATATGGATATGCCGGATCCGTATAATCACGAACAATCGTGGCCAGGATTTTATATTCCTGTCTGAGACTCGCGTGGATCCGTGCCTGAATCGCGGACTGCACCTTCATCGCCCGCTCCATAATCGCAAGCGTAGTACCGACCGGAGCCTCTTGGTTCATGTCCGCTACTTTGAGATCCGCCATCGAAGCGAACCGTCGTCCCTCTTCTACGATATTTCCCAGCAACTGAAAAAGAACCCCAGAAGGTTCCTTATAGGGAAGGAAGGTGATGTTATCCCTGATGACACCACCGGGGACATCAACATCCCTAAATTCTCCCGGCATGATCGGCGTGTCATCACCCTTGATCCTGAGTCCACGAGTCTTCAGTCCTCCTGGCAGATTGGACAGGGTTCCCGCATCAACAAGCTGGCGCAGCAAGCTGGTCGCTGATTTCGCGAGTCCTCCGATCATATGGATCAGACCGAGATTATAAAATCCGATCCCAGGCACATATCCATAATGTACGAAGTGCTGTTTCTTGATCTTGTGGGGATCGTCCTCGGACCAATTCCTGTAAACCGACAGAATCGTGTGATTGCCCTTGTCGATTGTAACTACATAAGGAAGCGCAATCTCATCGGGGCTTTCAAATCCAGGCAAATCCAGATCAACGTGCATCTCCAGAAGCTGATGCCGTTCATCCTTGTCCCATGACGGCCTCACGCCTCCAATTTCTATGTACTTATCGGTGATTGCGTTGGTTTCGATATTGGAGGGCGTAAGTTCGACATCACGATAAAATTTGCTGACCTGAAGCTTTTTTATCTGATTCGTGCTGCGATTCATCACATGGGTATAGCGTTCCGCCTGCTCCAGATCGGCTTCATTGAAAGCAACCACAAAATCCTCAGCAGGCACGAACATGGAGGTGGGCCTGCCAAGCGACGGATCGAAGTAGATCTTACGGAACGCCGAGCCCGCGAGCGGAAGGCTGAACAGCAATTTCTCAGTTTCGCAGCGATACTCCGTCATCACCTCCATAAGCTGATAGTTGAGATACTGCTGAACCCTCTTCGCCTGCTTATCTCTTTCGGGGCTGAACTTGCCCCAAATCTTAGTTTTGACCGGACCCTGCGCGGGCATGATCTCCTGGATGGTCTGGCTCTGGAATCGAACCACCGCCTCTGACAGCATAGGATGAAATACTCCACACGCTCCAGCCCATGGTGTCGTGCGATCTTCGATTTCCAATCCCAGATAATCCAATCCTTCTTTATATGTCTGTTCCCAATTACCTCTACTGCTCTTGTCGGAATCGAATTTGGAGATGAGATCCAGCGCGATGGAATTCAATTCCCCATCTTCGATATGTTCCGCAAGATTCGATTCAAACGACGAACTGTCCCCGTTTAGGGAAATACTCTCTGGATCGAAATCAACGAGCATACCTCCGTCTTCCGTTTCCGTGAGCGTGGGCTCACCAGAAGGCGTATCCTCCTCAACTGCCATGAATCCCTGTGGGCCTACCTCGAAATCATCCTGATTGAAAAGAGGATCCATCGGCTTATCTATCGGCATTCACTAACCTCCGACTCGTAATCAAAGAATCTTCCCGAGATCATTTGCAAGTTTATGAAGAGTAGCGACAGTATGCGTGATCACGGGCGGTGCTTTATCGGCAATACCCAACGTCAATCCTTGGGTCAGGCCCTTGGAGAACGCCTTGTCTTCTGCCGTGGGTTTACCCAAATCCTCGACGGTTTTCGGATTAATGACTAATGACGTGCCGAACGCCAAATGCGGGATCACGCCACAGGTCGAGAACTTAACGTGGATGTTGCCTTCCTTATCGTACCAGACGCCAGCATCCACGCTGACCCCATCGCCCGGACCACCTTCCGGTCCAGCCCATACTGTAGCCTGATTGCCATCCGGATTGACGTAATGCCATTTCATCACATCCGATACGGTGACGCCGATATGGGCGCTCACCTTTATCTCCATGCCCCTGCCGTCGTGTGAATCTACGGAAGCGGACACGCCCTGCTCCTCGTTCACAGTCTCCACATCGCAGATATGGTCGAAGTTCCACTTATCGGTGCGCGACCACTTCTTTCCAATTTCCTTCCTGAAATAGAAATTGCCGTCCTTATCTGCATAAAATACGTCCGCATCGGAACTATTGCTGACGTAATAACCGGGAGGAACCTTTTGGTCTACCACGAATCATTCACCTTTGACACACAGGACATTCGGCACCACACATCTCCGGTATTTTAGCGATTTTCTTCATTTGATGTATATGGTATCCTTCCCACCGATCATAGGATTTATCTGCCAGCCTCATCCATTCTGCGTATGATATAGAACCATCAGCACTAGAAATTGTGTCGAGAGCAAGCAGTATTACTTTCTTCGCACAAGCGTGGCTACAAACAACAATCGGCTCCCGCCCCACCCATAGACCACCAACATCTGTCTGCTCACCACACAAACTACAGACAGGAATCTCGCCCGCAATCCCAAGGGGGGCGTTCTGTAGATAGCTAATAGTAATCCGCTTTGCGTCCTGGAAAAAACTCTTCCATGGGCTCGTCACTATCAATCGAAATAAAGCCACCCTGCCGGAACCGCAATAGTGCTTGGGTGGACGAATCTACCAGATCATCGTAGTCCCCGGTAGGAAACGCAGCGAATTCTTCTATGACCGCCTCAGCCCATCTCTTTTTGGGTGCCCATACGAGCCCAGAAGAAAATATATCAGAAACCGCGTTTACCCTGGCAATTTTATCTTTACCACGGCTCGGGCTGTATTCTCCCACGGGGATCCCCATCCTCCTGAGTTCGAATATCAGCGGACTACCCGCAGCTTTCGCCTCCACGATAAACGCATCCGGCTTGTATTCCTTCCAGGTTTCGTAGGCGCGAATTTTCAGATCGGGAAACTCCAGACGCTCTTGTATCGCATCTAGCAGAATTATGTTCGGCTCGTCCTTCTTATTCTTGAACACGCCCCAGGTCGTACACGCGCTGTAATCGGCAGTTTCCTTCGCAAGAAATGCGGTGTCCCACGATTGGATCACGAAGTCACATTTCGGTGGCTCCTTCTCCGTCCACTCATTCCACCATTCACGTTTGATGATCGCGCCTTCCTCGGAAGACGGATCCTGCTGATACTGGGCGCTCCACTTGGATAGAGGCAGTTCCGCCCTTAGCGATTCAAGCTGCTCTATCGGCCAGAACCCAGGCCAAAGCGATTTGCCACTGGGCAGAATTGCAGGGAATTCGATGACTTCCCACTCGTCTGCACCACCCCGTTCTATAGATGCTTTAACAATACTGCCAGTCAAATCCTTTTTCGACCAGCGGGTCATCACCAGACAGATCGCACCTCCGGGCTGGAGTCTCTGGCGAGGACCAGACGTATACCATTCATATGTGCGGTCGTATACGGAGGGATCGTTGAGCGCAGCTTCCTGCTCCGAATGCGGATCGTCTACTATAAGGATGTCGGCACCCTTACCCGTTACAGCACCCCCTACGCCGATAGCGAAATATTCTCCATGCTTGTTCGTGTCCCAACGACCCGCAGCCTTGGAGTCCAAACTCAAGGATACGTCCGGAAATATTTTTTGATAACCATGGGATCCCACGAGGTTACGAACCTTACGTCCGAACCCGACTGCCAACTCTGCGGTATGGGCAGTCTGGATGACCTTCCTATGCTGCCCTCCGCAATACGATTGAAAGCATCGGCCATGATCTTATGATGGCTGCCCTCAATGAACGCGGGCCACATCTTCCTGACGAACGGTAAGAACTCGTCCTGAGCGTCGATCCTGCTTCTGGCATCGGAGAGTTCGTCCAGAAGAACTAAAATCTCTTTCTGCTTATGTGACGAAAGAGAATTCAATTGCTGCGTGATCGTACACAGATCTACAGCCATTTATCTCTCGTAATTATCGCAATCATGAGTGCCAACAAAAAGAGCCATGATGAACATACCAAAAAAATTGCCCGCCATAGCGCCAATGATGAAAACCATGAATGTAGACATTCAATAAACTTCAACCAATGAGTAACTCTGGTCAACCATCCCAGTGATCCTAATCTTTAGAAATATTCGCCTTTAATATCTCTGTCCCGCACGAGCAATCCACGCATCTTTAGATCGTTTCTCTAGTTTACGAAAATGACGATATTTCGCACGCTCGTCTCGTGAACCGAGACTTGCGTCGATGATAATTCCAAGAATTATAAGAACTATCGCACCTACCGATAATGCCATACCATGTGCCGCAAATTTTTTTCGCATACAATAATACTCAACAAATTTAGTCAAAACATCTAGAAATTTTCTATCTGTATTATCTATATAGGTAATATAGACTAAATAATCTAGACTAAATAATCTAGCTTAGTAACCTAAAACAATAACTTAGCTAGGTATTTAAGCTAGATACTGCACTGCCAAACAGAAGGTGTAAGTTTCTACAGCCAGAATAGAAATAAACAACGGGTGGGGAGAAGTGGTAAAGTACAAAAATTGACCACCACTTGAGCAAAACACTGTTTATTACTTCTGCCGTTCGTCTCCGCTCAGGGGGGGGGCCTACCCCACTCCCCCTTCCACCACTCCGAAAATCAAGCATTAACTCCTGGGCTACCCTATGAAAAGCTCCCCGACCGTTCACCCCAAGTGCCCACCTCGTGGTCCTCCCTGGCATCCTGCTCGACTCGTCTCGCCCACCCCCCACGACTTTTAATAGGGCTCTCTATCAATCAGATGTCGAAATATAATTTCGGCCCAGGCTCCTTCCGTATATGCGAATTGGTGAAGCTTTAATTCGCTATACGGATAGTCGCCACCGTCCGGTTTAGTCTGAGTTACTGGTCAAGGCGTCAGACTCCTTCTGTATAGCAGATGTAAACAACACATTTGCTATACAGATAGTCGCCATGAGCCCTGACTTTGGCATCTAATGGGCCAAAATTCTGTATCATCTGTCTTTTTTTACTCACAGCAATCGGCTGGGAAAAAGAAAGGCTGACGTGGGCTAATACGCTCACAAGAAGGAGTACGTATCATGGCTGGACGAATCACAGTGGCGGAGTACGACGCAGCGCGGGCCGAGGCAGTCGAGGCATACGTCGATGGCGTGGCTGAGGCAACCCTTGCTACCGGCGAGAAGAACGCCACCGACAGGGCGAGCGCGAAGCACTTCGTAGACCTGGGCGTAGTCTGGACCAACGCTCCGGATTCTCGCCTAGGGAACACCGAGCGGATGCGGGACGACATTGAGTCCGACTTCGAGGACGCGAAGGACGGAGCCGAGCGTGCCGTCCTGGCCATTCACGATGCGCGGACCTTGGCGGCGAAAGAAGGGCGCGGCAGGGTTCCGGCGCTTACCCAGTCCGATGCCAAGAAGAACTCCACGAAGGGAATCCGGCAGAGAAAGATTGTCCTGGAGAACACCGTGGAGTGCATCCAGCAAGATCCCGCGCTGGCTCGCAGTGCTTACAAGGATGCGGCGTCCAAGGCGATCAACTGGACGGAACTCTGCGCCATACTGGCCAATCCCCTTCTCACGCGGGCTCAGGAGACTCGCATGAAGGTCGTTGTCGGCATCGCGGCGGACGGGCGGCGGCGGCTGATGACCGAGGACTACGCGAAGACCCATGCCGTGGAGACTCGCGAGCTGGATGACGGCACCACCGAGGAGTTCACCACCACGACCTTCGGGCCGAAAGGCGACACCGAGGACGTCGAGGTCATCATCCATCTGGTTCCCAGCGGCGAGCTACTCACCATGGCCCTGGACGACCTTGCGAGACGCAAGAAGCTCCAAGCCGCCGACAATTCGGTCGTGCGGAAGCTCATGGAGCAAGCCCGGCTTCCGGAATTCATGATTCGTGAGGCGCGTCCGAAGTCGAGC